ACAACTCGTAAGACACAGGACGGCAAACCTAAACGAGTATTCTGGCCGTTACTCAGTGATGAGTAATGAATTTTATCTGCCTGAGGGTGATTACCTCGCTAAACAATCTACGACAAATAGCCAAGGTAGGGGAGAAGTCCTCGAGCAACAAGGTTTATTACAGTTTGAATTTAATAGGATTTATGACGGTGCTAGTATGGCATATCAAGTCCTATTAGAACATGATCTCTCTAGGGAAGTAGCTAGAGCGGTCTTGCCCGTTGCTAATTATACTGAATGTATATGGAAAATTGATTTACATAATTTCTTTCATTTTGTAAAATTGAGGTCTGATAGTCATGCACAAAGAGAAATTAGAGACTATGCAGATGCAATGTATGAATTGGTGAAACCAAATTATCCTTTATGTTGTGAAGCATTTGAAGATTATATACAAGGAGCAACAACATTTTCAAAACAAGAAATGGGGGTTATTAAAGAACTTTTAGAATATGCAGATACAAAGGCTGCACTAGCAGGAATGAGTGTTAAGGGTGCTGGTGTTTTAGAGAGTAAATTAGGAAAACGAGAATCAAAAGAATTTTTAGAAAAAATACGAAAAGGAGATGCAGAATGAGATTACCAACCATTTATCAAGAATACATCCACCTATCCAGATACGCTAGATGGGATTACGATTTGGGAAGAAGGGAAACATGGGATGAAACAGTTGGTAGATATTTTAACTTTTTTACAGAGTGGTTGGAAGAAAAACACGATTACAAACTAGAGAATGGAGAACGAGTCGAACTGGAAAATGCAGTCAAAGAATTAAATGTGATGCCTTCAATGAGGTGTCTTATGACCGCTGGCCCTGCACTCAAGAAAGAAAACGTTGCAGGATACAACTGTTCTTATATTAAGGTAGATAGTCCAAGATCATTTGATGAAATCCTTTATGTATTGATGAATGGAACAGGCGTGGGGTTTTCTGTAGAACAAGAATACACTAATCAACTACCAGTAGTTCCAGAAGAACTATATGATACTGATACAGTAATTGTTGTTTCAGATTCAAAGTTGGGATGGGCTAAGGCATTTAAAGAATTAGTATCATTATTGTATGGTGGTCATATTCCAAAGTGGGATGTGTCTAAGGTAAGAGAAGCCGGTGCACCCCTCAAGACCTTTGGTGGACGGGCTTCAGGCCCAGCACCGTTAGTAGATTTGTTTAAATTTACAATAAATACTTTTAGGAACTCTTTAAGTAGAAAATTACATCCAGTAGAATGTCATGACATCGTATGTAAGACAGCAGAAATCGTGGTTGTGGGGGGCGTTCGTAGGAGCGCTCTCATTAGCTTGTCTAACCTTAATGATCGTGAGATGCGTTTCGCCAAGCATGGTGAGTGGCATACACACAATGTCCAAAGAGCTCTTGCAAACAACTCGGTTAACTATAAAGAAAAACCAGACGTTGGTACTTTCATGCGAGAGTGGCTTTCCCTATACGATTCAAAGTCAGGAGAGCGTGGAATATATAATGGCATGTCAGCCAAAAAAACAGTTGAACAATTAAATGAAAGATATAAAGATGGAGATGGAAAATTTATTACTAGACGAGCTACCAGAGAGGACTTTGGCACAAATCCTTGCAGCGAGATCATTTTACGGTCACGAGAATTCTGCAACCTCTCAGAATGCGTTGTCAGACGAGAAGACACTCGCGAATCTCTCAAAGAAAAAGTTAGAACTGCGGCTATCCTTGGAACATTTCAATCAACCCTTACTGAGTTCAAATATCTTTCAAGAGAGTGGAAAAAGAATTGTGATGAAGAACGATTATTGGGAGTATCCCTCACAGGAATAATGGATAATCCTCTTACAAACGGATCTAAAAAAGGATTAGATAAACTACTTGAAGAATTGAGAGATATCGCTTATGAAACAAATAAAGAATGGGCAGACAAACTTGGAATTCCAGTTAGTGCAGCAATCACGTGCGTTAAACCGAGTGGTACTGTTTCTCAGCTCGTTGATAGTGCTAGTGGTATTCATGCTCGTCATAATCCCCATTATATACGAACTGTAAGAGCAGACAATAAAGACCCCCTTTGTAAACTCATGCAAGATATGGGATTTCCAAATGAGGTGGATATAACAAAACCAGAACATACGACAGTATTTTCATTTCCACAAAAAAGTCCAAAGGGGGCAACCTGTCGAAATGATATGACTGCATTGGAACAATTAGAACTTTGGAAAGTTTATGCAGAAAGTTGGTGTGAACATAAACCATCTGTTACAATTTCCGTAAAGGAAGATGAGTGGGTTGAAGTAGCAGCTTGGGTGTATGATCATTTTGATTCTATTAGTGGTATATCATTTCTTCCATTTAGTGAGCATGTATATCGTCAGGCACCATATCAAGATTGTACAGAGGAAGAGTATAAAGAAGCCTTAAAGACGATGCCTAAAAATGTGGATTGGGCAGAGCTATCAAAATACGAATCACAAGACTATACCATAGCAAGTCAAGAGTTGGCGTGTGTGGCCGGGGGTTGTGAAATAATTTAACAAGGATTAGATGAAAAATTCAATCATCATAATTATATTTACTATATTATTCGTAGGGTGTACAGTAAATTTTGGACAAACAAAACCAGAAAAGGAAATTAAAACTGAAGTAACGGAAACAAAAAAAGAAACCCCCAAACCTTGGCCCCATGTAGAGAAGGAATATTGGTATGCAAAATATTTCCTCAGTATGGCTATGAATCCCAATGTACAACGAGTGATGACAGCAAGACAAGTATTCTCTGTGGTCAAATGTACTGTAGATGGATTTGAAAAAGACTATGAGTATGAAAGGTTTGTGAAAGTGATTGGGGCAAATATGGCACTTTCACCTCAAATTCATAAATACATCTACGATCTTTCATTTGAATGTTCACTAGAAGTAAAACGTAAAGCAAAAGAAGAACAAGATAAAAAACCATTAACTTTAAAGAACTCTGTTTAAATTATAATAAGGGAATTGATGCCTATAGATGTTAAGATAAATGAAGATGACTATATACTTTATGAGATATTGTGCGATTACTGCGATGAGGAATATGTCATTAAATATAAAATGAAAGATGAAAAGCCTAAACAGGCTATTGAATGTTGTCCTTTCTGCAGTAATCTGATTGAAGAACCTGCAGAGAGTATTATACATGATGAAGAAACTGGCTGGGATTGATTATTCACTAACATCGCCGGCAATATGCGTATGGAAAGAGACAAATGATAATAGACACTTTAGTTTTGATATGTGTGATGTATATTATTTGGAAACTGCACAACGACTCAAACGGGCCACCCAACATGAGATTTTAAATTTGCACGCAGAGACATATCCAGAATGGGAAACAGAAGAACAAAGACATGATCTACTTTCAGATTGGACTATGAGTAAAATTGGTGGATGTCAAGTATTCATAGAGGGATATGCATTTGCTACTTCTGGCAAATCTTATGTTCGTTCTGTTGCAGAAAATTCTGGATTACTCAAACATAAAATGTATAAAGCAAACCAGACCTTCACATCAATACCACCCACAGTTATTAAAAAATATGCCACAGGGAAAGGTAATGCTAATAAGGAATTAATGTGTGACGCATTTTATGAGGAATCTAATACACCATCAGACCTTCAGAAAACCCTTAGACCAAAATCAAATAAACTAACGAATCCTACAACTGATATTGTAGATTCTTATTGGATATGTAAATACGGCTGGAGAGAGCTTCTTGCATAGGGACAACTTTCATCAACTCTTTGAAATTATGAATCAAAATACTCAAAGAAAGAGACAAAAGAGAGAGTGGTATCATAGAAATAAAGAAGCAGTTCTAGAACAACAAAAAAATAGTAAGAAGAAAAAGAAAAATCAGAAAGAGTGGTATCAAAAAAATAAAAAAATGTGTATAACTAGGGCCAAAAGGTGGAATGAGGATAATCCTTCAGCAAGGAAGCTAATAATGGAAAGACATAAAACCAAAAATAATCCAAAAGGAGTGTGGTTTGATGGAACTTGAAATTGATAATGATACAAGGAAAATGAGAATAATTAATTATCTAGATTATATGGATGATAAAAGTTTACAAGAAATATCTGTAGCTTTATATAATTTGTCTATAAGAAGACGAGAAGTTAAAAAACAAAAGGAGCTGATGAATGAGTCAGGAAAATAAATATGAGAAGTTGCCAAATAGTATGTATCCAAAAGTTAGACAACAAGTAACGGACAGAATAGCAACATTTGAAAAGGTTATCGAAGAACATGCTGTCGCACAAAAGGAAGCTCTAAAAATGGTTTATGAACAACTGGAAGAAGCAAAAAATGATTTGAAATATCTAGATGAAGTTAATTGAGAATGGAATCGAAAAAAATAATATATGTTGATATTGAC